AAACCAAAAGGTTCCTAGGGTGTCCTCAACACCCTTTCATTATATTTGAAAGGAAATGATATGAAAAAGAATGACAGCAAACCAGTGGATGTATGGAACAACGACACCACACCAACGGAAGCCATGGAGCCCAGCACAGTGGAACTTGACTTCAACGAAGAAGCTGCGGACACCATCACCACAGTAGACGCACTCAAACCAGAACCCATTGAATACAGTCTAGAAGGCTTGAAGGAAGACTTTCCCACTGCCCTAGAACTAGAGAAGTTTGTGTTTGATGAGACCCGTGTGAGTCTCAAACTAAAAGGTCTAGCACCCAGCAAGAAATATGAGATTGCTCTAGCAGTACTCAATGGTGCGGATGTTGACATGCGTTACATCACAGGTTCAAATCCATATGTGGACAACAATGATCTAATCCCAGAAGATCCACTGCGTCCAATCCCCAAACGTGATCCCAAACTGCCACAATCGGCCCAAGTGATGAGTGTGTTCCACGACATGGCTGTGCCACACCCTGACAGCAACATGCGAGCAGTAGATGCCAAAGTTGTTTGCCAGTTCAAAACATATGATGATGGCTCAATCAGTTATGAAATCATGGGTCCACTTGAGAAGCAGAGTTTTGGTGAGAAGGTTGACAAGTATGGTCGCCCACGTCCAGAAAAGTATATATGGATTGATCCACGCACTGGTGAGCAGGCTGTTCGCTATGCTGATGGCACATACACCAAGATGGGTCAACGCTTACGCACCTTGATGGAATCAAAGCGTGTGAACCGTACACAAAGTTTCTGGACAGTTTGGATTGATCGTAGTTTCACACAGTTCAACCAAGGTGCTATTGACAACCCATGGGCATAAACCATGAGTTATCTAATTGCAAGCCTGCCGCCCCTACGATGTTTTGTGCGGCGAGAGTTCTTATATGATGATCACAAAGGCCATGGAGAACTTGAACCTTGTGTTTGGGTAAGTCTCAAAGCCATACGTGGCCAGGTGTTTCGTATTGAAAGCCTGTTGCCCGAGTATGGTGCCTTGTATGACAAACTGCCCTTACATGCTTATGTGTGGCAGCAATCAGACCTACCACAACTGCCCATAGACATGCTACAGTTATGGGACTGCATGGGCTATAACTTCACCATACATGAAAAGACTGCCCTACGCAATCTAGGTGTCAAGTTCTACGGCAAAGACAGGCAGTGGCATTATGGCCATTACATGTTCACAGTGGACTTCTGTGCTGATGGCATGGCTGTGGACACTACCTTTACTGAAACCGCAGACGAACACAAGAGTTTCAACTTTATTAAACTGGATAATGGACAGTTTGCCACACAGCCCAACAACCGTTGCATATGGTATGATCAAAGTCTCGTACCTGCAGAAGTTAAACAACCAGACTTCCGTGTGGCCACCAAGACATATTCAGTGGATGGTAGCCGTAAATGGTCAGCAGGTGAGGATTGGTTCTATGACATCCGAGAGCGTGTATGACAGACTCAAACAACGTATTTGAACGACAAGTGCTGGAAACACGCATCTTACAAAAGGTCAATGGTGCTCACCGTGAAGCCTTTGTGGAGAAGTTTCCTGGACAGTGTGAACACATCCTACGACTAATCACAGAACGCCTACACTTGGGCTTGGACAAGCGTGATGGTGTGCGTGCCAATGATCCCAACACGTGGATACTGTCAGCAGATGAAATTGCACAGTTGGCAGTGGCCATGAAACAGATCAACGATATTAGGCTCAGCCTGAACAAAGATGTTTAACGGTGACTTTGACCCATTTGAGAAACTACACGAATTGTATCTGCGTGATGTCACGCATGAGCACAATATAGACACTGTGAGTGAACGGCTGGCACAGGCCTGTGAACTTATGGAAGCCATGGCAGCACAGATCAAACATTTGACCAACGCTGTGCAAGGACTGCAGGCACAGAACCGTATCTTGCATGACAGAGTCACACGCCTAGAGGATGTTCACGGATGATTGACTCTAATGTAATCATGCGGCGTGCTGTGCGTTGGGTGTGTGATGAAAACAACCTACAGCCCAGCAGCCTAAAACTGTTTGACACCTACACCAAGACCAAGTTTGAAGACTTTGCCATCTCCGTAGCAGATGAAATGAAGTTTAATCAACTCAAATACTTCCGCCCGTTTGATCATCAAATGAAGTTCTTTGCCACAGGCACCAGTCCACGCAGAGGCATACTTGCTGCCAACCGTATTGGTAAAACTGTTAGTACATGTTTTGAAACTGCTTACCACTTGACTGGCCTGTATCCTGCGTGGTGGCCCAAAGAGGCCAAACGTTTCAACAAGCCCATTACTGCGTTTGTTGCTGGTGAAGGTTGGGAACAGGTTGCCAGAGTTTTACAAGATGAATTGATTGGAACCAAAGATGTCAAAATTAAAGACCACATTGGCACAGGTGCCATACCGCGTGATTGCATCGTGCAAGAAACTATGCGTTGCGATGGTGCTAACATACTGGGCGTGGAAATAAAACACACCAGTGGACAGAACAGTTATCTATTGTTTGGTAACTACACACAGGAAGTGCGTAACTTGCAGGGCTTTCGTTTGGATCTGGTAATTTTTGATGAGCAGCCACCAGACCCTGTGTTTTCAGAACTGGTCACACGTACTGCCACAACACAAGGACAAGTGCTTTGCTCATTCACGCCACTCAAAGGGTTGAACGGCCTGGTAAGCAAGTTCTGGTATGAAGAAGAAGGCTATGAACATGTCCGCGTAACTTGGGATGATGTGCCAGAGGTGGATCCATGGGGCGAACCATTCTTGCTGTTTGAAACACGTAGACAACTAGAGCGTGATTACTTGCCACATGAACGTGAAGCACGTATTGCAGGTATTCCAGTTATGGGTCAAGGTGCTGTGTTCCAGATACGCAACTGGCCCACATACAAGACTGGTGATTACGACTTCCGCACAATGAATCACATTGAGCGTGTGATAGCCCTGGACTTGGGCCTGGTCAGAGACAAGACAGTTATCAGCCTGTTGTATTGGAATCCGCGTGAACAAGAAGCATGGCTGCACAGTCAGATCTGCGTCAAAGGCACTGAAGAAGCTGCTCCTGTAAATTGGATACAGCATTTGATGCGTCCAGAAGTGTTTGGCTGTCCTATTGTGTTGCCTAGTGATGCCAACACAGCAGGCAGGTATACAATGTCAGCGTTATCACTGAGACAACTGTTTGAAGAATATGGATTAAATGTGGTACAGCACCCTGCAATGAATCCACCTGATTCAGAAGGCAAGGTAACTAATCATAAAAGTTTTGGCGTCAACACCATGCGTCAAATGTTAGAACTAGGAACATTACATGTTAACGAAAACTGTGTGGAGTTTTTGCGGGAAGCAAAGAACTATTTTGTAGATGAACGAGGACGTTTTAGTGACCCTGATGACTGTATTGACAGTGCTAGGTATGCTTTGCTTGGAGCCCTTAACAAATGGTCAGAACCCTACGACAACAAAAGTTCACAACAGCGTATGGCAGAAGCAAGAGAAGCCATATATGCAATAAAGGCACGTAAAGAAGTCAACATGCCACAGTGGAAGAAACCGTTGGAAATACGCTAAGGTGTGTTATCTGTGCCTTATCGTAAAAATATATAAATAAAAGAAACCAGTTAGGAATCTCATCATATGTTCGATAAAAGTCATTTCGTAGTCAGCGACGTCTATAACCCTAAAGGTGCCATGGAGCGTTTCCTACACCTAAAGCGTATCATGGACCAAAAGTGTGCTGCTAACCTGCGTTTGCTTGCTACAAAGAATAATATCAACAGGGCAAGTGATTACCATTATTTGAACCTGGCAGTTACACAATCAACAGAGCCAGTAAACGGCATTGACTACATTCACCCTGTGGTGAAACCCAACGTGGATTACAGCACAGCAGTTATCAGCAAGGGTCTAATGCAGAACGGTGAGATCAACTTTGAGTTTGTGCCTGACAACGAAGATGATGCCACAGCCGCACAGCAGGCAACCAACATGGTCAACAAACTTGTTAACCAAAACAACGATCCACACTTTATTCTACAGCACTGGATCATGGACGCACTGTTGCACAAGAACGGTGAGATGATGGTGAGTCCAAATCGTGAACTGATCACACGTTATGTCAAGACCAAGGGCACAGCAGATCAACTACAGGCATTTGAAGCACAGGCTGCTGATGCTGGATTAACAGTATTACGCACCAACAAGCGTAAGAGCAGTGTGAATCTAGAACAAGTGGTTCGTCAAAGCCAAGAATGGCAACAAGAAGCCACAGCAGAACGCCGTAAGATTGTTGAAGATAACATACTGGCCCGCCTAAAGATGGCATCAGAAGGTGATGACGAGGCTGCTGATCTAAGTTTGTTGTCAGACGAAGACAACGTTCCGCTGTCACAAGCAGATGGTGAACTGCAAGATGCTATTGCTCGCAACACAGTGTATGATGCAGAGTACAAATTAACTGGCTACAACCTAAACATCCGTTTCCGTCCAATTGCACAACACTATTGGATGTGCAATCCAACCATTATCAACATACAGGATCAAGACTTCTGTGGTTTCTATGATCCAATGAGTATTCAAGAAGCATTTGAACGCTATCCAGACATTGATCTAGAGAAGTTTATGGAGTATGCAGAGTATTCAAACGTGGGTGCATACCAAGCAGGTTCATTGTTGAACAACTTGGCTATCCACGCTAGAGATTCAGTGCCTATCAATGGCTTACCATCAACAGGCTATGCGGCACAAGATCCCACAGCACGTCAAGTCACAGTTCTAACAACATGGAACCGTTATGACATTGACAATGACGGAGAGTTGGAACTTGTGGAAATTATCTACTCTGGACAATACATTATTTCAGCACGTGAAGTGGAGTTTATCCCAGTGGCCAACATGTGCCCAAGACCATTGCCACAGAACTTCTATGGTATGAGCCTAGCAGAAAGTTTGGTTCCAGCACAAGAATACATGACTGCGGCACACCGTGCTGAAATACAGTTGGGCTTGTTGACAGCCACTCCACGTATTGGTGTCAAGCCAGATAGACTGGACTTTGAAATGTTGCAAGACGGTGAGGCTGCTATCTTTATTCTGGATAGTAAGTTTGATCCAGCAACAGACATTTACCCATTGCCTGCACCCAGCGGCAACTTGAGTTTTATTGAAGTGGCCATGAGCCGCTTGCAACAGGACATCATGGGTCTAGTGGGTATGACCACACCCACAGATACATTCACTCCAGAAGTAATGAGTCCAGGCAACTCAGGTGCCAAACTGCAATTGGCCATGGGACCAAATCAATTGATCCAAGACAACATCATTAAGAACTGTGCTCAAGGCTTGGAAGATGCCCTATGGCTAGTGTGGAGAACCTTGGTACAATACAGTGATGACTATGGTGTCAAGAAACTGGCACAACAGTTCCACCCAAACAAAGAACCTGTGTTCTTGGATGGACAATCGTATGACAACATGGATTTCTGTGAACGCAAGATCATTCATATTGATCTAGCCGTTGGTATGGCGTCAGAAGAAAACAGCCTACAACGTATTCAAGCAATCAAGGCTGCACAACAGGCCCTGATGCAAGAAGTGGCACAAGGTGTTCAAATGAATGCTATCACTCCAGAATCATTCAAGAAGATTCGTAGACCATACGAAGACATGATGTATATATTGGGTGTGAAAGATGCCAACACTTACTTGCTCACTGAAGAAGAAGTTATGAAGATGGTTGAACAATCACAACAAGCGGCTTCACAACAACAACCAAGTCCAGAAGATAAAAAGGACATTGCACAAGCAGAGTTGGATGGTGCTCGCACACAAGAAATCCTGGCCAAAATATCAGGACAACATCCCGCAATGATGGGTCAAATGGCCAAACAAGATAGTCAAATTGCAAAAGATCAAGCCATTGCCAACAAGACCAATGCTGATGTTGCTGGCACCAGTGCTGACCGTCAGTTGGAAGCCATTGCACTGATGACACAAAACAAAGCCACAAACTATTAAGGAATACGTATGCAGATATTACAAGGTGATGAATGGACATTTGAACAGATCACCCTAGCGTTTTTACGTGACTTTTGTCCCGAAGAACGCCGGGCAGAAGTGCAAGCATTATTAGATGCTAAGAACTGGGAGGCATTGGATCAACTGATGACGCCATTCCACAACACCTAATTTAGACTTTACAGGAAATGAAATGATAATCGACGACGAATTGACACAGGCTTTTAACGCCAAACCTAGAATTGATATAAATAAAATAAAGACAATGTCGCCAGGACAACTGGACGCTGTCAAAACATATGGTAGTGGAGCAGAGAACTTGTTGGCAAATAGAGATTTTGCCCTGTTCGTACACCACTTCAAGTTTGACATTGCAGATGAACTCAGCGGCATAAATGGACACACACCAGATGACAATTGTAAGCGAGTAGCACTTGCCCATATGATCGCTGGAGTTGACAAGTTTGTAAGTAGTCTGCAAAGGGCAGTCTACTATAAAAATCGTGCGGTAAGCATTCAAAATGCCCCCACAGAAATGTAAGGAAAAATTAAATGACTACAGAAACAGTAGTGAACACGCCTAATGCTCCTAGCACGGCCCCTGTTCAAAATGCAGTTCCTTCGTTGGACTCAATTGCTCAAAAGATGGCCGCCATGCGTAACCTCTCTCCAGCAACTAACGAAACTGAGACAGGTTCTTCTGAGTTGGCAAACTCTAAAGCCCCTGTGGTGCCAGAGGGATCAGAAAACGATACCCAAAGCGTAGAGCCAGAAGTTGATTCATTCGAATCCGCAGATAGTGAGGCAGCAGTAGAAGAAGGTCAAGCCCCTGAAGAGGTAAGCAACCAGGACTCTACAGCAGGTGACATAATTGATTTCTTAGAATTCGCAACAGAGAACCCGAACGCCAAGTTCAAGTTCATGCGTAATGGTAAAGAAATGGTTGTTGACGCCAAGCGAGCAGCCGCTATACTAGGTCAAGGTGGAGCAATACATGAAGAAGCCAGAGAATTGAAGATTCAAAAGGCAGAGTTTGATGAATACCTACAGCAGAAACGTGCTGAGGCAGAAGGTTTAACTCTAGCACTAGAATTTACTGTTCGTCCGCAGATTCAGAAAGCCTATGATGAAATCATAAAGACACAGCAGTATCAGACAACGTTCCAACAGCAATATGCTCAAGCACAGCAACGAGGCGATCAAGCCGGAATGGCTCGTATCCAAGCAAACATGCAACAGAACGAAAGATGGATACAACAACAGGCAGCAACGATTCAGCAAATGAAACCTGCGGTAGATCAATTCTACCAGATTCGTAGCCAGCAAGTTAGTCAAGCACTGGACAAAAGTCGTCAAGAGTTTCAAGATAAGGAACTTAAGAACAGTTATGTGTTTAATGAAATTCGTGATAAGGTCAGTAAGGTATGGAAAGACGCAAACGGTCAAATAGTGCCAGGTGTAAAGAACATTGATTTGGTCAGCGGTGATGAACAATTGCTTAGTCTAATCAGAGACGGTTTGAAATACAGAGAAAAACCAAGCACAAAATCTGCTGGTAGTAGCATTGCTGCATTGACTAGTAAGAAGTCAAATGGTGTTGCAAACGCTAAGACACAAGGACAAGTAAATCTCCAGCAACTTCAGGAACAAGCCAATAAGGGTGATAAGAAAGCCCAGGATAATCTGTTAGTCGCAAAGTTAAATGCAATGCGTCAACGCAGATAAAAAATATAGACATTCTAAAAGGAAAAAAACATGTCACAAATTACAACATCCGCTATTGGTAACGGTACTACAGCATACGCTTCAGACATCGTTGTCAAAGATCTAGACTTAGACGTATCAAACCGCGTTAAGGATGACACACCTGTTCTAAACATGTGTATGGCCAAGAAACGCAAAGTTGTTTCTACCCTACCATTGTGGACAAACGACGTTTATCGTCTACCAGCAACACAAGCTAACCAAGAAGGTATGGCTGTTGCCAGCAATATGGCTGAAAGCAACCAACGTGCCAACTTGGGCAACTACACACAGATTTTCAGTACAGTTATTTCTGCTACTGGTTCTGCTCGTGCAGTTGAACAGAGCGGTGGGGACCCCCAAGCGTATCAGGAAGTAAAACAGCTGATCGAATTGATGTTTGACGTTGAAGCTCAGATCGTTCGTGCAGACCAAATTGGTACCAAATACGGTGGCCAAAGCGGAACTGCTGGTGGCGTTACTGGTGCTGCACAAACTGGTCGTAGATTTGGTTCTTTGAACTCTTTTGCGGCAACACACAGTTTCAACAACACAGCAGCCAATACCAGCACATTCATCACTTACACAAACGGTGAGACAACTGACGTTGCTACAACTCAGAGCGGTATCGTAGTCGGTGGTGGCTCTGGTGCTACTCAAGGTAGTTTCTTAGGCAGCACATACTATGTTGCTAGCGATGAACTTAACACACAGTTCTACCCAGCGATCTACAAGCAGTTGGTAACAATGGCTGAAAAGCGTTTCAACGCCAAGATCCGCACAGTGGTTTGCCCAACAAGCCTACGCACACACTTGAGTGACAACATGCCAACAAGCCGTAATATCAACCGTGTTAACTCTGAGCGTGGCGACACAATTCAGACATACGAAGGCGATTTCAATTACACATATCAGATCTATGATTCTTGGATTATGGACAGCTATGTTCCTAACGACATTTACTTCTTGAATGAAGAAGTGTTGCAGTGGGGTTCTTTACGTGACCTAGGTCCAAACAACGAAATCTTCAGCAATGCAGATGCGAGTCTAGACCAGTTCATCATGGAAGGTACATTGATTGTTCGTAACCCAGCAGGCGTTGCTGTTCTACACGACATCAGTGCCAGTGCTGCTGCTCCAAGTTTGAACGCTTATGGTGCAGGACCACTACGTCCAGCAGCCTTGGTTGTTCGCTTAGCCGCATTTGGCGGAAGTGCATTCTAATCTTTGTATTAGCGTGTGATACTACAGAAGGACCTTCGGGTCCTTTTGTCTTATGCAAGGCATTAGGGCCAGCCTATTCAACAAATAATATAAATAAAAGCAAAGGAATTGAATGAAATGACTCCAGAAGAAGAATACAGCCTAAACAACCCCAATGCAAGTCTATTAGATGACAAGGATCCAGAAACCAATTTGGATTACACACGCAGGGATTACGGTGGTATGATTGATACCAACAATGGTATCGCTGATGCATTGTTACGCAACAATGATCTTTACAACAAAATGAAGGGTGATTGGAAACGAACAGCCGCAAGCAAAAGTGGAAACATCATAACAACCACAGGACGCGAAGATGGTAAGTTTTACATCCAGCGTGAACAGTTGAACTATCAAGCAGTAGTTGAACGTTGTGCTCGTTATCGTGCTGCCGCAGAAGCAGGAGTTCCAGATCCACTAGCACCATTGACAGATGACGGCAAATTGGCACATCGTTGGATGGATTTACCTTCCGTAGTTGAACAAAAGATCAGTGATGATTATTTTGGTGGCATGCGTTGGAGCACAATCAAGCGTGATACAAGACTCAAGGCACAGTTCTATCGTGTGGTTCAACAAGAGTATCCACAGTTTGTGTGCTATCCAGGTGGCAAACTACCAATTCCAATTGAAGTGCCTTATCCAGCCCGAGTAGGCGAAAAGAAATTCTTCCAAGGACATTAAACAATGAGCCAAATAGCATCAGCAGACGAGTTAGTCACATTCGTCAAACAATTTACAGGCAGCACCAACACTGACGAAATCAAAGAATGTATCTTCATGGCTGAAATGATGATGCGTAACTTGGAACTGCCCATTCAACGTAGCAATCCATATGATCCTGCGTTCATGGTGGCAGCAGATGCAGATGGTATGATCCCAATTCCAGGTGACATGTTGAAGCCTATCTTGTTTTTCAAGATGGGTGGCTATCAAGGTCAAAGCGGATTGGGTCCTTGGATTGTGTATGACCGTATTGGTGATCGTGACATTATCACACAGGCACTGGTTGAAGCACTGTATCTAAAGCCCATCAATATTCCTAGTGTGTATCGTGGCAAATTCTCAGAAGTTGGTCAGCGTTATCAATTCTTACCAGGCTTGAGCCAAGGTGATTTGGTCAACCTGTACTACTATCGTGCTTGGCCATTCTTGTTCTCAATTGACACCAACAACAACGAAGTGCAAACCAATGGTGTGCTACAAAGTTTCCCAGAAGGTTATGTGTATGCAACCTTGCACTGCTATTATATCAAACGCAAGAGTCCAGAAGACGCACAAGTATACAAAGCCAAGTTTGAAGAGTCAATGAACATCATTGAAGATCAAAACTCAAAAGGCAAATGGTCAGGTGGACACACAAGATTAACTTCAATATTCCAACCTCGTCAGGATCGCAGATACACTGCAAGATAAGGATTAGACAATGCCATCATTATACGGGACAGGGACCACTTACACCGTTACAGCCAGTAATGTAAGCACACTTTACTTGGCTACTACCAGCACGGTGTTTACTGCCACCACCTACAGCACCAACTTGGCTGGCCTATATGGCGGAAGTTATGCGGCATTGCCTACCAATGCACAGCAGTTGATTCAACTGTTTGACAATTCAGGCAACGTTGACTTCTTCCTAAATCCATTAACTAATAGTTCAACTATTTTTGCCAACTTCATGGGCACTGCCAGTATCACAGTTGGTAACTTCCAACTTGCTGGCAACACAATTACCAACACAGTTAATGGTCCTATCAATCTAGTGACCAGTGGCGATACCTGGACATTCAACACAGACGGATCAACTAGTTTCCCTAACTACACATTCCCATATGCGGGTGGTAGTGCAGGACAAGTTCTTGTAGATGATGGTGCGGGCAATTTGTCGTGGCAAACTATCAACGCTGGTGTCACTGACTTAACAGCAGGCACAGGCATTGCAGTCAGCACCAGCACTGGATCAATAACCGTAACCAACATTGGTGTTGTTGCGTTAACTGCCAGCACCTCTAGTGGTCTTGCAGTGTCAGCCAACACTGGATCAATCGCAATCATCAACACTGGTGTTAAGAGCATCACAGCAGGCACAAGCACTTATGTCAGCACCTCAACTGGTGACATTGTGATTTGGACTGATCCACCAGCACCTCCATTGAGCACAGCATTTGACTTTGGAACAATTTTAGCACCAGTAAGTTACACATTGGACATGGGTCCAATCATAGTATAAGGAAAGAACATGCCATTACAGTTTAGACGCGGCACTAACGCAGAACGATTAACAATAACTCCAGCCGTTGGAGAACCAATCTGGACCACAAATACCAATTTGCTCTATGTTGGCGATGGCACAACAGTTGGCGGCATTCGTATTGAATTGCCTTTACCATCAACTGCTACTTTTACCAGCCTAACTGTAACCAACATTCACTTTACAGGTGATCCTGCAGGCGTTGATCAAACAACAGCATGGACAGGCACAGTGGCATGGAGCCAAATTGGCAGCAAGCCCAACGGTGGTCTATACACAACCAGCACAGTTGAGTTTAATCAACTGAGTGTGACTGGCAGCACCATTGCCAGCACACAAAGTAGCATATTGGTCAATGCATCAGGCAGCACTGTGTATGAGCAGCCACACATTGCAGGCTATTTGGTATGGGGTATCAACGATGTTGGTGCCAGTGCTCGTTTGGTCACTGACACTTATTCTGGCACCAGTCCAATAATCAGCAGTGTATGGACAGGACGCAAGGCTCGTGGCACAGCAGCCGCTCCGTCAGCAGTTCAATCAGGTGATTTGATTCTGCGTCTCGCTGGCACAGGATTTGGCACAACAGAATTTGCTTCAACCAGCAGTGGTTATTTAGAAGTTGTTGCTAGAGAAAACTTCACTGATGGTGCTCGTGGCACACAGATCAATCTTGCCACAACCAACACAGGCACAAACACCGTTAACAACAGCCTACGTGTTGCCAGCGATGGAACCATCATCACAGCACCACAGGCCAGTGCTACAGAATCAGTATTGTTGGTAAACAAAACAGGCCTAACCAGTTATCCAACTCCTACCATCAACGTTGATGGTTACGACATTTGGGCCATTAGAGAAGGTGAAAGTGCCCGTGGCGTTCTTGATGCTTATGGCACAGGTGTAAATTCCAATTGGCAAGGTCGTCGTGCTCGTGGCACAGCGGCTGCTCCTAGTGCTGTTCAAGACGAAGACATTTTGGCCAGTTTCCGTGGTAATGGTTATGGCACCACTGGCTATGGCTCAACTTCAACTGCATTCATTAACTTTACTGCTGTTGAAAATTACACTGACACAGCACGTGGTTCTAGAATTGCTTTTTATACAACATTGCCTGGCGAACAAAGTCCAGACCTAGCAGCCACTATACGTGCTGATGGCGTAAATGTTTACAGCACAGCATCCAGTGCCTACGGCATGTTGGTTGTGCAAGGTTCATATCCCAACTTGACAATTGAAGATGCAGAACCAGGAACTAACATCCAAGTGATCAACAAGCCAGGTCAGCCAGGTCGCGTTGCTGTTGACACTTACGCAGATGATTTAACTGATGACATTGACAAGAGTTATCTAACTGGTCGTCGTGCTCGTGGAACAGCACAAGCACCAACACAAGCCTTATCAGGTGATGGATTATTACGTGTTGCAGGTTATGCTTATGGCACAACCAAGTTCATAAGCACAGCATCAGCAGGCATGAGTTTTACTGTGATTGAAAACGTCACAGACAATGCCGCAGGTGGTCAAATTACATTTGATGCATTGCCAATTGGGGCTGCACCTGTTCCTGCCAATCAACAGATTGTTGCCACAATGAATGTGGCAGATGGTTTAACTGTTGATCAGTTGAACGTCAACAACTTGACTATCAACAACACTGGTGAAATTTTAACCAGCAATACCAGCAGTATTGACATCTTCACCAACCAAGGTGTAGGCAACTACAGTGAAGTTTGGATCAAGCACAATGAAAGTGTTGAGATCAATACCAATGGTGGCGTAGAGTCTTGGGTATTTGACAAGACTGGTGCCATCACATTCCCAGATGCCACAGTTCAAAACACAGCCTGGACTGGCACAGTGGCCAACAGTCAGATCACATCTGTTTCTACAAGTAAGGTCACTGGCCTAAGCGTAGTTGGTTGGACCAACAAATATGATGACTTGACTGGTAAACCCAACCAAGGTTTAGACACAACAGACGCAGTGACCTTTGCTGGCATCACTGACACAGGTCCTTTGACCGTAACTGGATTCAGTGCTCTCAACGGCGGTGCAAGATTCAGTGCTGCCACAGTGACCAACGCATTGACAGTGGGAACAAGTCTAGCAGTCACAGGCTTCAGCAGTCTAAGCGGTGGTGCTACACTCAGTGCGGCCACAGTCACAAACGCATTAACAGTGGGAACAAACCTAAGTGCTGGTGCCACAACCTTACAAAGTTTAACTGTAACCACAGGCACAGTGGTCAACAGAGTTGTTTCCAGTGGCGGCTATCCTTTAAATTCAGCAGGAACTGGCAGTTATTTCTTGGCAACTGGTGCCAGCCCATCCATGTTTGTTACCAACTACACTGCTGGACAAACACCAGTGTTGGTTGTTCGTGGATACGGACAGAATACTCCAGGTGGTATTTCATCAACTGCTCCTAATACTTCAATAAGAATGGATGGTTCTTATGGAACTGCCCTTGCTCCAACTGCTTTGCTGGCCAACCAACTTATAGGTCAAATAGTTGCCAACGGATATGATGGTGCCAACTGGCAATCAGATTTTGGCAACAACAGCAATGTATTGGCATGGTTTGCCACTGAGACAATGACCAACAGTGGTGCTGGTGCCACTTATCAAGCAGGTAGTGGTTTCCAGATTTATGTTCAACCACAGTGGACACGCCCTGGTGTCAACACCACACGCCAACGTTTAATTTTTAACACATGGACCACAAGTTCAACTGGCCCAAGTCAAATGAACTTGGGTATTGGTTCAGGTGTTGACGCAACTGCACCAACAATGACCATGGTTGACGGAACAACCTACACAGGCTATGGTCGTACAAACCTTGGAGTTATTAACTCTGCAATGTTTATCCACGGTGTTCCAAGTACTGATTCAGCACCAGACAACAACTCACTGACAGGCACCAACGTTGTTACTATTGTTGGTAATCGTCGTAGTGGTGTTAGCCTTCGCCGCAATCCAATTGTGATTGGTGATGCTCTTGGTGTTATTAACTTCAACGGACAAAGTGCTAGTGCCACGAGTGGCTCTGGTGTAACTGGTGCCAGTATCACAACTACAGCATTAGACAACTTCAGTGGTGGAACCACTCGCGGCACTAGTTTTAGCATTGCAACTGTTAACAGCGGAACTTCTGTTACATCAAACAGATTAAGTTTATCTGATAGACAAAACAATTATCTTGCTAACCAACATCAATTTGTTAATGCTGGAAATACTAACATTCCATTGAGTTTTACAACCAGCACATGGAACACCAGTGTCGACAGTCAGACGTTTGGCAACACAGCGGGCACAGTCAACATGTTGACTATGAACACTACCAACAACGACTATCGCAATACTACGCATGTATTCAAAGATAGAACAGGCAGTTTTACAGCATTGAACATGACCACTGCCACAGCAGTGTTTACAAGTATTCCTGTAGTTCCAAACTATACAGCGGCCGCCGCCAATGCCATAACTGGACAGATTGGTGCTCATATTGCTATCAGCGACAGTGCCGGCGGCTCTCATCCAAACGGTATGCTGGCATTCTGGGATACTACAAACAGCCGCTGGAGTTACATCCACGACAACTCAGCAGTTTAAGGATTACGAAATGACTATTCAAACAGCAAAAGTTCCTTTAGCCAAGATGACGTTTAGCCCTGATGTGCCTAGTGCGGCACTGGGGCCAAATGAATACAACGATGGCAAGAACGTTGAAGCAGATGTGCGTGGTATACGCTCAGTAGCAGGTGAAGAAGAAATTCTTGATGCTGTTCCAGGCACACCCACATTCGTTACAGGTGGCTTTCGTCAAGATGGAACCTTTTGGTTTGTAGTTGCTACCACAGAAGGCAAATGGTGGTGTTCAAACGGTGTAACAACCTGGACTGACATCACACCCAGCATTGGTGACTTCACTGGTTACAATCAAGCCACCAACATCACTGAAGCATGGAACGGCAACGTGTTGTTTGTAAATGATGAACACAATCCACCCATGTTCTGGCCTGACACAGTGACGCCTGGCCCACTGATCATGTACAGCAATGTTCAACCTATTAGTATTACCAACATTGTTCCAGATGCTATCAACACAGTGACACAACGGGTGGCCACATTTTCAACTGCCACAGTGTTTGCAACTCCTCCATTCCAAGTGGGTGGCAGCGTTGTTATCAGTGGTGTTCGTCCTCCTGCTTACAACGGCACATATGAAGTCACAACCTGCACCACAGCCACTGTGACTTATTCAGATACCACCATTGGTCCTTATCAAGATCGTGGACAGGCTGCACAAGAATACACATGGAACTATAATCCAAACTGGAAAGGCTACTATGCCAAGTTCATGCGTCAATACAACAGTCCCAACGTGGGCACTATATTGGTAGCAGGCAATTTGACAGTTGAAAGTTATGTGAGTTCAACCAGCACTGCTATTACAACCACAACAAACTTTCCTGTTACAGTACAGTGGAGTCAAAACTTTGGATTGAACCAAGCACCTACTACTTGGGAACCCACAGTTATCAACGTGGCCAACCAGTTGGAAGTTCCGTTGCGTGGTCCAGCACTGGATGGATTCCCTTGCAACGGTCAGTTCTTTTTATGCAGTTTCTGGGACACAGTTGTTTTCAGTCCAATCAACTATTCAACCACAGCCGCACCTATTTTGGGTGTGCGTCAATACAACCAAGGTCGTGGATTGCTAAGTTCAAACTGCTGGGCTAGTACAGACAAGTTTGTTTATGGTGTTGATGCCCGTGACATTTGGGTATTCAATGGACAAGACTTTGAAGGCCTGGGTAATCAACGTGTTAAAAACTGGTTCTACAATGAACTGGATCCTGACTACTATGATCGTGTGTTCATGGAAACCAACACACAAAAGAGTCAGGTTGAAATTTACTATCCAGACAGCAACGCAGTCAATGGTGTGCCCAACAAGATGTTGAGTTATCGTTATGACATTGACTGCTGGA